TTACCGTCTATCTTCACATAAAACACCCTCTCAATAATGGCATGAACCACGGACATCATGTCATTATTGGGAACCTTATAACGTACGCCTCCTCCGCCCCAAAATTTATAGAACTTTCTTGGGGCCGTCCTTCCCTGCCTGGTCTCAATGATTTTGAGGGACTCACCTTTTCCTAACCTGTCCTGATAGTACTGGATGTCAGATTGTGTGGAAATACCCTCACATTGAGCCAAGCTCCCCTATAGGGAAGGGGCGGGAAAGCGGATGTCAAGCTCACGCCTGGCTTCCACTTCCCTTGTCGCATACATATTTTGCAGTTCGAGTTCATCGGTTGTTGGAATGAAGTACAATTCCACTGCATGCATCACCACATGCTTCAAATCCCGAGTGCGGATCGTTACAAATCCATCCTCGCCCTGCCTACGTGCTGCGACGGCGTAATCACTTATGTAACGATGAATGATTACGCGGTTCTCTCGATTATCCGGATATTCGTCTATCTTATGGCGTAACTTGGCCAAATCAGCCAATTCTGTTGCCATACGCGGTACTCTACGACGTCTGTTTCGGATTGTTGGTGCTACAAACTGTCCTGTCCATGTTGGATCTATGTCCAAAATGTTGCTAACTGGATCAGCTGTGAGTAATTCCCTCCATAACTCACACAATTCATAGCACAGGCTCACCATCTGCCTGGAAAAGCCGATGGCCGAGAGAACGAGCCATGGTATATCCAATACCATCTTCGGGTCCATGGTCCAAACCTGCACACCATCTATGACCAACAATGGGGATTTGTTGATCACTGCCCGGAAAACCTGGGATACCCACCTTGAACTGATATCCCACTGGAGCTTTGGCCACGAAATGATTAAACCGTTGCGTCCAAAATTATTCCAAACCAGAGAAATCCACGAAAGAACTTCCCCAGGGAATTTTGGCCAAACCACAACATAACCATCCATATATCCAACATTGCCCCAGCCCACACACCTAAACGATGTGTCCCATGAGCGTACTTCCAAATACGCCCAAAGCATAAGAGCAGTTCCTATCATCAAGCTAACCACTGCTGATAACAAGATCTGCTGCCACGTACGCCGATATGTTGCACTTCTGGAGGGATCGATTCCAGCCGCCTCTTCACTGACCCCAACACTGTTGGGGAATTTACGATGAAGTGCGATCCGTTCCACGATTTCACAGAATGCGTCACATATGCTACGTGTCGCCCTAGCTCCGCACATTGCTAGCAACAAAAGTGCGAAACTGCTGCATACATTCGTCGTTACCCTGAA